TCGCCCCGGCGAAGGTGGTTTATCAGGGCGGCGGAGGCGGCACAAATGACCACACAAAGCTCTTAAACCGGGACGCGGACGACCAGCACCCGATTAAGGCCATTACGGGCCTGCAATCCAAGCTGAACACAATCCCTCCGGCGTCGGAGAAAATCACAAATACGGAAATAGAGGAGATGCTGAAATGAGTAAATACCTGGATAACGATGGTCTGCTGTACCTCTGGAACAGCAAAATTAAGCCTCTGGTTGCGAAGTATCTGCCGCTCACCGGCGGCACGCTGACCGGCAAGCTGAAACTTTCCGGCGCACCGACAGAAGACATGGACGCGGCAACCAAGAAAT